GACGGGGATCGAGGGATGGACGGCCTACGTCAACGGGATCCAAGCGGGTCTCCTAACTCGCGGCCCCGACGACGAGAAATGGGCGCGTCGTGTGATCGGTGCGCCCGAGCTCGCGATGGACGTCGTCGCCGACCTCCCCGAGCCGGTGGGCGCGTCGACGGCGACCGCTGCGACAACGGTCCTAGGTATGCTCTCCCCGAACTCGGCGACTCCGATCGCGCCCGAGGCGGCTGTCATCCTCCTAACGATCTCGGGTCTCGCGGAGCCGATCGCCCGTCAACTCGTGGACGCCCAGACGCGGCTCGCGGGTCTGCTAGTCGCTCCGGCGGTCGCAGCGGCGGCGGTCCCAGTCGCCCAGGCGGAAGGTGTCCCTGCAGTCGCGACCCCGCAGGTCGTCCTCGAGGGGAACGTCGAGGTCCCCGCAGCGATCGGCGAGGCGTCGGCCTTCGCGCCGGTGACTCCATCCCTCTCGGCGTCGGAGGCCTCGAGCCTTGCGGCGGCACTGGGCGAACACCCCGAGGTCGTCGTCCCCGACTCGGTCATGAAGGCGGCGGCGGAGGCGATCGCAGCTCACCGTCTCGCTGGCAAGTCTCGGACGACGGACTCGGAGGCCTTGATGCTCGCTCGCGACCTCGCGGCGGGCAAGCGTCTCGCGTGGTCTCGGGTCATGGGCCTCGCGGACTACTTCTCCAAGGTCTACCCGCGCCACTCCTCCTCCAAGTCCTTCGCGGACGGCGGACCCTCCTTCCACGCCTACGCCCTGCGGGGCGGCGACGCAGCTCGGGGTTGGGTTCGGTCTCTCCTCGTGGGGTACGCTACCCGCGCCCACCGGACGGCGTCGACCTTGGGCGAGCTCGGCGGTGACCTCGGCGACGGCGAAGGAGAAGGGGTCCTAGTAGTCGGAGGGGACGGCCTTCCGTTCACGACCTACAGGGAACTCCGCCTCGAGGAGACGGTCGTAGGTTGGGTCACCCTCGCGGAGACTCGAAACGACCTCGACGCCCGCCTCGCGGTAGCGATCGACGAGATCTCCGGTCGTCATCGGCAAGCGGTGATCTCCGGCCTCGCGGACGGTTGGCAAGCGGGCGAGCGGGATCGGATCTGGGCGACCTTCGTCGCCGAGTACCAGGCGGCGTTGACAGGGGCGGCGGGAACGCTGCGGTCTGCGACGGAGGCCGAGGTGTTCGACGAGATCAAGCGGTCGGTCCGGTCGGGAACCGCAGCGGCGGCGGCGACGCAGACCCCCGAGGTAGCAGCTCGAGCGGCGGCGGCGACCTCGGCGGCGAACGCCCAGTTTGCGACCGCAGCAGCGGCGACGCAGAAGGCCGGGGAGGTCATCGCGGACCGTGTTCAAGGTGAAGTCGAGGCGGCGATCCTCGCGGGCGGCGACCTCGACAACTTTGTGACTCGGATCACGATCGCGGGCCTCGTCAAGGAGGCCGCGGGTGCGCGGAACATGGTGGCCTCGGCCTCTCGTATGGGCGCCTATGCCTCGGCCCCTGCGATGGACCTCCCAGTCCCGAACGAGGTCATCCGGTCGAGTATCCCCGACTCGAACCGGTGCGAGGTCTGCGCGGCGGCTGACGGGAACCGCTACGACGTGGCCTCGTTCGTCGTCGGTGGCGAGTTGAAGCTGCCTCCGCTCCCCGACCCTAACTGCGAGGGTCGCTCGGACTGCCGCTGCGGGTACATTGGCGTCTACAAACGGTGATCGCAGTAGTCGCAGTGGCAGTCGGGGACGGCGTACTTCGTCGGCGAGCTCCCCGCCCCCCGCTCGAGAAGGATGACGCCCTCCTCGTAGAGTCGCCCGAGCTCGGCGCGGACGGCCTTGGGGGAGGTCCCGCTCGGCCACTGGGTAGCCTTCGCGAGGAGTCGCGATAGGTGCTCCGGGCTCGGATGGAACTCGACGGAGTGACAGGCGGTCAAAAGATCGAGCAAGATCCGTTGTCGTCGGGTGAGCATGGAGTCGCCTCGCGATAGGGGTGGGCCTAGTTGGTCGCTCGGCGTGCTACCAGACCGCCTAGAGGGGGTCTAGGGCTAGCGCGACTGCGGTATGCGGTGCATCGTAGCCCCATGCGCTCCTCCCGCCTCAAAATCCGCACTGTATCGATCGACCTCGGCGACGACTCCGGTCTCCGTTGGGTCTCGCTCGTTCCTCGAGGGGTCATCAACGCCCACGGGATGAAGTGGGATTTTGACGCCGAGGAGACGAACCCCGACGAGCTGCGGTTCCGTTGGGAGGACGCGGTCGCCTCGGTCCAACGTTGGCTCCTCTCGTTCGCTCCTCCGGTGGCGATCGAACACGACAAGAACGGGACCGCGGCGGGGTACCTTCGCCGAGTGGTTTCGTTGACCCAGTCGGAGGCCGCGGCCCACGGCATCGCACAGCCTGTCTCGGAGATGCTCTACGGCGGTCTCGATCTGACGTCCCCCAAGTGGGCGGCGGCGTTCGACGATGGCGAGATCCCCTACGTCTCGCCGAACATTCGCGCCTGGGCGGGTACGGAGCTCGACGAGGTCCCCGAGTACCCGTTCGCGATCGGCGAGGTCTCGTTCGTGACAATACCCCAGATCAAGTCACAACAGGTCCCGGTCGCAGAGATGCGCGGGGTCTCTCTCTCCGAAGGTGGAACGATGAACAAGATGATGACAATGGAAGAGTGCGCCGCCTACTGCGCCGACAACGGGATGGACGAGGCCGCGATCACTGCGTTGATCGAGAAGCTGTTCCCCGAGCTCCACGCGGCCGCTCACGCTGCGAACCCCGAGCTCGCGGAGACGGCCCCCGCGGCCGACCCCGAGGCCCTCGAGGGCGCGGCTCTCGAGCTGCAGAAGGCCGCCCAGGACATCGAGGAGAAGAAGACCGCGGAGGACGCTACCCTCTCGGAGGTCAAGCGTCTCAAGGCCGACCTCTCGGCCGCTCGTCGCGCCGTCGCCCAGGCGAACGTCAAGGTCGCCCTCGGCAACCGCAAGGTCTCCCCGCAGACCGAGTCCATGCTGACGGACGCCTTCATCGTCGGCGGCGGCAAGTTCGAGGCCCTCTTGAAGGACCTCTCGACCCCGACCGCTCGCCCGTCGGCGCCGGTCGCCCGTACCATCGCACCGATGGGCCGCAACGCCTCGTCGGTGTCGCTCTCCGAGGTCATGGGTCGCCCCGAGCGGTTCGCCGAGCTCTCCGAAGATCAACAGTGGAAGCTGATCGTCGAGCTCTCCGAGAAGGAGAAGTGTCACCCGGCCTTCGCGGCCTCGTGGATCACGTTCGGCGAGACTCCGTCCACGGTCGTCGAACAGCGTGCGACCAAGGGTATTTTCTAACTCGATCAACCAACCCCCACGCCCTGCGGGGCTAGGAGAAACCACATGGCCTTCGGATACGTCACCTACAAGAACTTCGCCCCGGTCAACCAGATCGCGTCCAACCTCACGAATTCGGAGGGTTGCGGTCTCCGGATCACCGCCGAGGGTCGGGTCGCCCTTTGCACGACGCAGTCGCACATCCCCTACGCGATCCTCGCGGTCGGCGCGGACTCGATCACTCCGGGAACCTACCCTTCGGCTCCGGTCGCGGGCTCCCTCGAGATCATCGATCAGTTGGGCGTCGCAGTCCAGGCCCGCGCCTCGAGCGCGGGCGCGATCGCTGCCGGTGACTTCATCCAGATCGACGCAACCGACGCGAACGGCTCGTTCCTCGCGGACAACACTCCGACGTCCACGACCTACGTCTGGGGCATGGCCCTCACGGGCGCCGCCGCGGGCGAGCAGTTCATCATGCGCTTCGCCCCCTACAAGGCCGCCTAATATTTCCGCGCCTCCGCGCCCCTTCTTTCGATCGGAGTAAGTCATGGCATTTGCTTTCCCCTCAACTGGCGTCAACTCCGGTGCGTTGCGCCCCGGAATCCTCCAAAAGATCTCCCTCTACCGCGGCGGTTCGGACTCGGCGGTCTCGCTCGAGCTCTCCCCGATCGTCAAGGTCATGACGAGGGCCGGTTTCTACCACTACTTCGCCGAGAACGACGCGCTCGTGACCACGGGCGCACAGGGCATCAAGCCTATCGAGCTCGACACCCCCGCCGTCCCCGGTGGTCTCCGGATCACGAGCGGTTCCTACAACTCCTCGGTCTACCGTTGGGGTCACCAGGTCTTCACTTTGAAGCAGATCCAGGAGTTCGCGGCTCGTGCCGAGGACATCACGGCGGTCTTCGCGATGAAGTTGCAGACGCAGGGCGCACAGCACCACGCCGCCGTCGTCGGCTCGGCCCTCTCGACCTCCGGCAACTACGCCTCGGGCATCTCGGTCCCGAACGGTTCGACCGCGGCCGCGGAACTGCAGGCCACGTTCAACTCGCTCCTCCTCGCCTCGGCGGCGGACGGCGCGGACATCTTCACCGGCCGTTGGGTTGCGGTCTGTAACCTCAACACGGCGAACGTCCTCCTACAGAAGAACGAAGTGCAGCAGATGGGCTACTCCATCGCCGCCGCTGCCGTCTCGGGCTCGCTCGCCCAGGTCCGCACTGGCGCGGCCGATTGG